TGAACGACGTAGGGGAATATAGCATGGCGACGGGTGTGCGCAAGTGCAAAGGGGCCAGTTGGCGAAAAAAAATCTGAGGGGGGCTATGCGTCGCCGTCGCCGTCGTTATAACAGGTCGAACCCCCTCCCCCCCTGCCTTCCGGTTTTGGCGCGTCAAAATGCATTCCTACAGAGTAAAACCCCACTCTTTATGACTTGTCTTGTCTTGTGTTATTGGCAACCTACTGAAGCGCAGCCGCTTGCAAGGGTCGGTCAAACGAGAGGTGAAGGGATGGTCCGCTTGATGGTCGGCGGACCACGATTGACGGGCTGGAACGAACTGCCGAGTGCGAGCTGCGGGGCCGCCGTGAGCGCGCGCGGTCGTTGCTTGTGCCGTGAGGGCCGTAACGCATTTACTTCGTGTACGAACTATTTCCCTCACCTTATTGCAACTCACTTGCATCTGCTAACGCAACTCACTTGCATTAGCCCACTCACTCCGTCACGTCACCACGTACCACGCTCACGTCACCCGTGTATCCGCCGAGCACCACGCACGCACCGGGCATGCACGCTTTTTTTTGCTTGTCGCTTCTTTTTTGTTGCCATCATATCACGCAACGCTAGATTTGCTCTCGTTAGTCCAACCTCAACCAACCTAATCACATGACCATCGACTCCATGAATACCCTCGAACACATTGCATATGTACGCCTTGCGCTCATGCTAGCCTCGGCAGGCTGCGCAATCATCACTGCATCACTCTGGGCATTAGTCTATTGCGACTATCGCAAAGCAAACCGCAAGTAACACTCAGCAACCACAACACGCTACAAAACAACTACTTATGTTATACGACATCTATTCTGGAGCAGACTTAATCGCCGTAGTGCTTGGCAAGCCACAAGCCGACTCCCTTGCAGCGCAGTTAACTGCAGATTATCCGCACTGCGAGACGTTTACAGTCACGGAGCGTGACTTAAACAAGCCGTTTACCCATTGGGTGGATGCTTCTTTTTGCGACTAGGTTCCCGCGCTGGTCACCTTGCGGGGCGACCAGAGGGGAGCAAAGACGCTCCGCACAAACACACTACAAACAAACCATATGACAACCACACAAAACACGATAGCAGTCCTCGTTAACTACGTTAGCCCAACCAATACCAAAGGCGCGCGCATTAAGCTAAGTCTCCCGCTCTGGGAAAAGCGCGCCTGGTTATCCTATAACTACGAAGAGCGGGACTCTGAAGCGGGCGCGCTCCGTTGGTTTGCAGAGGCTAACCTTCATCCAATCGCTCGCGCTTGTAATGGCGTGCAAGTGATCCTGCTTTTTTCGTTTAATGACGCTGAATCCATTCGCGGCCTGTTCTAACCAACACAACAACACAACACACTACAAAACACACTATGCAAATCACTCTCTCTCAACCATCAAAGATGCCCTGCCAAGGCTGGTCCGTACCCGCTCTCGCATGCAAAACGGGCTCCAAACTCGCTCAGGTAGAAGGTTCCGTTTGTCACGGATGTTACGCACTCAAAGGGTTCTACCGTATGCCTAACGTCCAACGCACGCTGCAGGCCCGCTTGGCTCTAATGGAGTCGCCCGAATGGGTACCCGCTATGATTGCCAAGATACGCGACACCGAAAAGAGCGGATTCTTTCGCTGGTTTGACTCTGGCGACCTTCAATCGATCAAAACCCTGAAAGCGATCGTTCGCATTGCCATCGCTTTGCCTGAGATTCACTTTTGGTTGCCCACTAAAGAGTATGGGATCGTGAGCGAATACGTTGAATTGTTCGGAAGCTTCCCTAGCAATCTTAACGTCCGATTGTCAGCCTATATGGTCGACAAAGCTGGGCCCAACAGCCTAGCGGAGAACCTAGGCGTCACAACTAGCGAAGTCTCATCAACGGAGGGTACATGTCCGGCTCCTACACAAGGCAACAAGTGCGGCGACTGTCGCGCTTGTTGGAACAAGGACGTGCGGACTGTTACTTATCGTTTGCACTAAGCTGCACCAAGCGCCCCTAGGTTAGCGCCTAGGGGCTTTTCTTTTGCCCTAATTTTGCCCAACTCCACGCACCTCTCGCGCTACCCTACGCAAGCTCTCGAGCAGCGTAGCGAGCTGCCGCGTCAACATCCGTTCCCGCTTATGTGATACCTCATACATCTCCCGCCAACGCGCGGCCTCACTCGCATAAAACTCGGCCTCCTCTTCTAAGGCTTCACAGTCTTCACACATGCTAGTTCGCTTTCCAAGCGTGCTATCCTGACATGCTGCGCTTGGATGATGCGCCAATACCGCTCGGTCAAATCGCGCAGGTCCAGGACCTCATTGGCCAGGTCAATCTCGTTCGGTAAAACCAAATTTGAATTTGAAATCTCGCAGGGCAAATTTGAATTAGAAAAGCCACGATGCATTTCGGCCATAGCATCACTCGTTTTCAATCGTTCCAACATGGTCTTGTGCTTTCGGCGGCTTGAGGGCCGCCATGAAAGCGGCAGAGATGTCTTGGTTAGTGTGCAAATGGACATGCTGATGCAGCGCATCCGGCGTCTTGTTCTTCTCTAAGTTAGCATACTTGTCCAGTGTGATGCCTAGCGCCAGCACAGCGTCCTTTGCGGACATCTCCGGCATTAGCTCCATGACACGTTGCGCAGCGCCATCGATGACACTTTGCAGCTTCGCCTTCAGATTCGTGTTGAAGTACGCATTCCTGAACTGGCTATCCATGTCCAGCGCACTCACCTTAATCTCATCCACACTACGCTCGCTGATCCCGAGCTGCATGGCAATAGCCCGGCTATGCTGACCGGTCACGAATAGATCCAGCACCTTCTTCTGTATCTCCGGCGGGATCCCGGCAAGCGCACCAAGCCCGTTCACCTTCTCCTGTACGACACCTGGCACATGCTTCTCTATCGACACGTTAGCTAGACCGGCGAGCTGCCGTGCCCTGCTCTCAGGGGAGCGGTACACGGCGTTCCTCTTCTTGCGCTTGGGGTTGTCGCTCATTCTCGTTCGCTCATAAAGGACAGGTCTTCCGCCATGATCCCGTGGACCTCACCAAACGCAGCCTCACGAATAGCCTGAAGCTGCATGTAGTAGTGGTCAGCCTTGAGGGCAATGCGAAGCTGAATGTCAGCTTCCTCTTCCCGTTCCTTTTTCAAAATTTGAATTTCATTTTTCAATTTTGAAATCTCCTCTTCAGCCTGAAGGAGCAACATCTCTGTGGTAATGGCGTGTTCTAATGTCATTTTTGTATTTCATTCTTAAGCTGCTCAATGATTGCCGCCTGTGCGCTGATCTCAAGACGCATGTCGTGGATGTCATCCATAAACCGATTGGTTAGCATTCGTCCATAGCGGATGATTGCGTCTTTTGTCCAGTCGTCCAGCTCAACGCCATCGCATTGAAGACCAGCCTCAATCCAGTAAATCTCTTCGTCTGATGTCATTTTTGTTTTATGTACTCTATTCCTGCTTTATCTAGCATCTCGTATAACCGCTTAGCCTCATCCTTCCAAGAGTATTCCTTCTGTACTTCAGGGATACCGGCGAGCACGCGCAGCTTGTTCATCGCCTTGAACCCAACCCAGATCACCTCTTGGTTATGCTCAAGCGCATAGCGTAGCTGCTCGGGGCTACGGATGTTGAGCTTCTCGATGTACCGAGCCATCTTGAAGTCGAGCGGTGCTACACCACTCAGCTTCTCCATGCGGTACACCCACAGCTTGCGCCTATTCGCGAACGCTCCCATAAAAACATGCCATTATTTCGTGTTTAATTCGGTGTTCAATTCTATGTCTAATTCTCTTCCCTAGGCTCACGCTTTGCGGTCGCCAGCCCCTCAACCAATTCAATGTGTTCACTGTCTATTATTGCGGCAACGTGCGGGTGACAGTTGTCATTGATCCACTGCATTAATGGTAATGCCGCTGCTCTAAGTGCAGTTAGTTGCCCTTCTGTAAGTGTCATTTATTCTCCTCCCAATTACTTAGCGTCCGCAGAAACGCCTCTGCGCGTTGGCGGGCCTTGGCTTTTATGTGAGCAAAAGAGCCCGCTGCATAAAAGATCCCCGGCCCAGCGTCTCGACTTACAATTTCAAGTAACCAGCGAGCATATTCTGGCCCCATGCGCTTTAATATCTGTTCAGCCTCATGCATGGCGTTGAGATCGTTTGTCCAATCCCACAGGTCAGGGCAAGTGTAGTCAATACCGTTGGCTGTCCACATGTAGACGCCATCTTCTTTGCGCCACCCGCACGCCTCCGCGATCGCCGCGTTGATTTGGTTGTCAGTCATTTTGCCTCCTTCGTAGTCAGTTTATACGCCTCCGCCAACACAAGGTCAGCATCGAGCAGCGCAGCCCGGTCGTTTGGGAACGCTGAGTGAGCATCGTAGTGCTTGAGTAGGCAATGCTTGAGTTGCTCGATGGCCGATGCAGCCTGCACGGCAAGATGCCTGTGCATGATAAGCTCCGCCTTAAGATTGCCGATAAGCTCGGCCTGTCGATTGTGCGCGTCCATGTATTGCCTTAGTTGAATTTGTGCCATTTTGTGTTTTGATTCACGCCCATGCGACGCAGGGCCGTCTTATCTTCGTATCCGATGCTCATAAGCGCCTCGACCATCTCCTCGTTTGAGGGCCACATTTCCTTACGAAAAGTGCTAGGATGTGCGCGGAGCCACAGGTCCATCTCCGGCCAACGGTCCGGCACCAGCTTGTCGGCGAAGTAGTCCCACCACACGATCTGCGCCACAAACACCTGCACCTTCACCGGCAGTTCCATAATCCGCGATCTCCACTCGCGTGGATCTACCTTCCGCAACTTGGCTACCCAGCCGTTCGATTGTCTCTTTTTGTTTCTGATTCTCATTTGTTAGTCGTTTATTTTCTTGTGTTAATTCATGGATACGCTCCATGAGAGTGTCGATTAGGATGCTCATTCTTTGTCTAAGATGTATCCCAGCGCCAAAGCTATGATGCTTAGCACAACAATAGCAACCTGAATTTTAGGCGGATTCTTCATTTTGTTGGCTTTTTTTTGCATCGCACTCAGCGCAGAACCAGTCTCCCCAGAAGTCTTGACTCAAGTCTTCTCGGCACTCACAGCAGACTGGATGCTCATCTCTTGGATCGCTATCACCTGGGCAACCTGTACTTACCATTTGTGACCTCCGTTGTATTCTTGCATAGCTGACACGGCAAACAGTGCGCTCGCCCAAAACAGGATGAACAAAACAATGGCCTCCCATAGAGCCTCTGCAAAGTACGCGATGGCAAGTCCGTCGAAGACTGCAAGTGACGCAAATGCCCATAGATACGGCAGTGCTTTGTTTGTGTTGTCGGGTTCAATCTTCATATATGCTTGGTAGTGTTTTACTTTATTCATTGTGGAATGTTGCTGTTTTGCCTGTGAATCGTAAGTTTGCACTCACGCCACACGGGCCGTTTCGTTGTATGGGTATCCCAATCTCGCGGAACTCTGCGTCGTCGGACAACTTCACAACCATTACGGCTGTAGCGTCTTGTCCGATTGCGCGACTTTCGCGAGCTTTACCCTGCTCATTTAATTGCGTAATCGAGATGACTAAGCAACCTAATTCGATGCCAAGCAGTCGCAGACTCCGGCTGACCTCGGCCACCTCACGCTCACGGCTGCTGTCCTTACCAAGGTCGCACCTGACAAGTTGAATGTAGTCTACGAACAGCACACCAAGGCCGTCCGGGCTCTTCGCCATAGCTCGTGCAGTGGCGCAGATGTTGGCTATGTCGTAGAGATCGTCGCGCACCACCAAACGGCTGTTATTAAGCTTCTGGATGGCACTGTGGACGCCTCGTATATCACGCTCATGCTTGGCACCTTCAGCGAGCGCACGCAGGCTAACGCTGCCTAGCCGAGCAACGAGACGGTCAATGATTTGATTGGCTGGCATCTCAAGTGAGATGACGAGAATTCCTTTGTTCATTTAGTAATGTGGTAAAAGCTAATGCTGCGCAGGCAGGCACAACACCGTTTCCAAGGAGGCGCATCCTGTCCACCCAATCGGGACCCCCATCATCCATTCGCAGTAAGATGGGTTCAGTCGTCCCGTTTGCCCAGTCCGTTCTTGGGCTACTGCGCACAGGTAACTTCTGTTGTTCATGTGCTGGTGGCTCTTGCTTCCAAGCGGCCCACAGCCCTTGTACTCGCTTGCTCTGATCGTGGGCCAAGATAAACGCTCGCTTTCGCTGGTGTGGCGCGCCGCATTCAGCCGCGCTGAATATGCCCCACGTCGTTCGATAACCCATTCCTGCCAAGTCTTCGATAACGTCGGACAGCCCCAACGAGATATGTCCTTCGACGTTTTCAAAGAAACACAGTTTTGGTCGCATTGCAGCAATTCCATCTGCAATCCAGGGCCAAAGGTGCCTTGGGTCGTCTTTCCCGGCTCGCTTTCCGGCTGCTGAGAATGGCTGACAGGGGTAACCGCCAGTAAGGACGTCCACTCGATCTCGAAAGCTTTCCCAAGGGAAGGTTTTAAGATCCGTCCAAACAGGTGCTGCGTCCATGAGTCCCGCTTCCATTTTTGCAACCAAGTTCGCAATGGCGAAAGCTTCGATCTCACAAAGAGCGACTGAGCGCAAAGCTGGGAGGACTCGTTTAAGTCCAAGCTCAATCCCTCCGTATCCTGCACAGAGGCCAACGTGTGTAATTGTTTCGGTAGTATCCACATTAGCGCATTCCATTACCTGGCCTTGCAGACGTGTGACTGTGCTGGCCCGTGTACGGCTCAAGCAAATACTTCACCTCGATAAGATCTGTCGATTGATTCTCCGGCAGAAGCATAAGCGCCTCCATCTTCGAGCCGAGTGCGTCCTTCGGGCCGATACAGACGATGTCCTGTGTCTTCTTTGGGCGTGGTAGCTCCACGTTTTGCAGCACGTTAGTGCGGCGGATGAGTACCCAGTCGCTCATGCCTCCTCCCATCTGCGTGGCAACATCACGCGCATTGTTGGTGGACCGGGCCATACATCCTGGTCGAGACACAGCTTGTACTGCGCTAGTGTCACATCGAGCTGATCGTTAGCGATGTCGATCAGTTCCGTAGAGGCCTTCACCCACTGGCTCAAGTGGGGCGCTTGCATATCGACGACGAGAAAGTAAAAGTCGATGTCCTCTTGGCCAGTGATCTGCTCAAGGCCGTAAGTGTACCAAGCAGCCTGCTTGTCGTATCCAAAGCCAAAGAACTTGTGGTCGAATTTAGAGAAGTCGCTGGTTGTTTTTAGATCCACGATAGCTGGACGACCCTTGATCTCGGTGATCATGTCGGGCCTGCCCTTACACTGCACACCATCACGCTCCCAGAACATGGATGCTTCAATGATCTTGGCTGCTGTCACCATCTCAAGCAACGGCTCAACGGCTGCACAGGCACCTTCGACACGCGCACCTTCGTCTTCAGTCAGGATAACCTTGCCGATATTCTCTTGGCAGAAGTTCTCCCACGTCAGCTTGCCTTCCTTGGTGCGACGATCACACGCTGGAGCAATAGCGTACTCGCAGCGGCCCTCAAGAGCAAGACTGTGGACAAGCGTGCCAAGCTCCATCTCGCGGCTAGGCTTCCACTCTTGACGCTCCTTCCACTTGTGATAGCTCGGGCAGACTGCAAACGAGTCGAGGCTGTGTTTTGATAGCCCCGGAGTTCCCCGATACTTCTGCATTTCCCAATTGTAGTGTATTTCGTTTTTCATTGTTTTCTTTTCTAATTACGTTTCTCCAAGCTGCTTTGATAAGGTTGCGCCGTTTGTTCTCCGGCGTCTCAATGATGCTATTGTCCGCGTTCTTAACCCACTGATCCGTTCTCCGCTTTCTCTCTAACCACTGCTCCTCTTTTGCAATGGCGTAGAATTGATTTCTTCGCCGAGTCCTAGTAAGAATCTGAAGCTTTCTGTCGTCTAAAACCTTATTCAATGCTTCCTTCATGCCCTTAGGCGCACTCTTTGCTGGAAGCATCTCTACTTGAGACGGTACATTGTAGTGTCTTTCTTTCTTTTTTTTCATATTATGGGTTAATTTCAAGCGCCCCGCAGCCGACGATCTTGCCAGCTCCGTCACGAATGAGTTTTGTTGGACTAGCCAAATCTGTCCTGTTGGGTAGTGTAGTGCGCACATAGCCAGGCACAATGTACAGCACACCATCGACAGGATCCGGCAGGTTGCTCACTTTAGCGTCTTTGCAGCACATGATGGGTACGCCATCGACGTCTGCCACTTTGCTGAGGTGTGAGTGTACTTTTACTGAGTAACCACTCGGCTCGATCACGCCATATCCTGTGATGATAATGTCGTGAGGTGTAAGGTTTACGAGTTTATTCATTTATTAAGTTTGCAATTATGTTGAGCGCAAGCATCGTCTTGCCTGACTTGGTTTCGCCACCGATGACTACGAAGTCTCCGTATCTGATCGGACAGATGTTGTCGATAGCAGAATATCCAGTCTTTATCCGCATGGACTCGTCGTCGCCTGTCTCGTAGCGTGTCAGTGCGTTGAGCAATAGCGCCTTAGTGTCCATCACCTTGGGCGGAGCAAGCTCACGAGATAGTCCTTCGACTTTCATCACCACATCACTGAGTAGCTCCGGCGTCTGAAGCGTAGAGTCACTGATTGCCATGAGCGTCTCGTAGGCCACATGCTGCAAGGTGCGACGTTTGGCCGTGTTCTTAACGATGTCTACGAGGTCGCCAATCGCCGCCGCAATAGGCATGAGCGTGTACAGGTCGCTGAGTTGGTGAAACTCTGTGCTCGGTAGAGTCTCGCGCACCTTCTCAAATACCACCCGGATCTCCGAGCTGGCATTGCGGGACTGTTGCTGCAAGATGATCTCGCACACCCGGTGACTGAGCGGGTCGAAGATGTCGCCCACCTTGAAGTTCTTCTCGCTAATGTGATGTAAGAACACCTCTGGGTGGTTGAGCGCAATCGACGCTATCCCACGCTCAGCTTCACTCGCCGTTGGCACCACCGTGTCAGGTGGCAGCTCCACCGGCCTACGCCTACCAGCTTTCTTGTGTTCCATTGGTAGACATTAAACTGTCACGCTTAAGAAGAGTCTTGATCGGTGTACGCACCATTGACGATGCACGGGAGAGCCAGCCGTTAAGGAAGCGCCCCATGCCGCGTGGAGTCTTGCGCCGGTGGGTGTCCGCCTCAAGCCAGGCGTGTGCCTTGAGTAGCTCCTGTTCGACGGTCTTCTCGCCGTAGATGATGACGAGGTCTTTCATCAAGCCTGGCGGCACCGTCCAGTCTTTGCCGTCTTGAGTCTGGAACGTCATGTTGTACATGCTAATCGTTCTGCCTACCTCGGGGTCTTTGCAGAGATCGTCCACCATTTCCTTCACGGATATGTACCGTCTGCCAGATGGCTTGAGCAATTCACGCTCCTCGTCTGTAAGCACTGGGATGCCAGCCATCGCGTCTGCTAAGTCCTGCGCAGGCTGTACTGGCTCAGGTGTCACAGGTGACTCTGGTTCACTGACGATCTGGCATGGCTCCTCAAGAGGGACGATCAGTTCGACTTTTGTGCCGGATGAGTAGGTAATGTTTATGCTGATGTTCATATTTTGTTTGCTCTGAGTTTCTCGTGATGTTCTGCGTGATGTCTCCGGCAAAACCAAATGACATCTAACTGCCTGCTGTAATCTTCGTGATGACTCTCGGACTTAAGATCCCCGCAAACAACACACGGCAATCTAACCAACGCTCCACTTCGCATCGCTCGTTCCACGGCTCGATGTGCTTTTCGCTTCTCTGGGTTTTGCAGCCTGAACTTCTTGCTGTGCTCTTTGTTATAACCGGGATTGTTATCGCGGATCTTTCTAATCCTTGCACGGTTGCATTCTCTACAGCGAGTTTCTAATCCATCTGAAAGCCGAGCATATTTCGCAAATGCTGTGAGCGGCTTCTCTTCCTTACAGATTCGACATATTTTCATTTGGTAAATGTGCGCGTTGTGCAGTCGCACCCCTGCCTGGCGCAGAATATTTAAGCCAGCTTGACAATGGTGTCTGCGACTGCGTCTAAAATGCCAGACTTCTTGACCTCAGACAAACGCTCGCAGAGTTCAACAAACTCTCGCAGTCTTACAATTTCCCGGTCGTGATCTGCGCCAACAAAGAACGTCCTTAATTCTGCCAGTTCCTTTTTGATGGCATTAACCTCGCCAAGATAATTCATCTTCAGCCCGCGCAGTTCCGCAAGATGCTTTTTGATGTTCTCACGAAATCCATCCATGTCTTTCCCAATGCCAAGGAAAAGCTGATCAATGGTAGTTCTTGCGTCTTCCGCAGCCAAAACTAGCGGTCTAGTTTCACGCGGCATCTTTTTAATCTGATCGCAGATCGCCATCGCCAAGTCTTCCATCGCGAAATGCTCTTGGTTGTTGATGATAGTTGTGCGAATTTTCCCGTTATTGTTGCCGTCTACACTGTTTATAATTTTGTTCATATAGTATTTTAGTTTGTTTTATTTTGTAACTGCTTCCATCCCATCCCTCAGCAACTTGAAAAACAGTTCGCTGCTCATCGTCACTAGCCAAGGGGTACGGTTCTTCTTGTGAGCCACAATCCAAGCCTTACCAGCACCATCGCGCTCGGCCTGCTCTGTGGCCTTGATAAGATTAAGGTTCTCGACAAACTTCACCTCTTGGTGTAGTGCTGCAAGCTCCTCGCAAATCACATCTGGCGAGTCCGTCCCTCCGGCGAACTGCTGACCACGCCTTGCGGTGAAGCCAGCAGCCCGGAGTTCGTCACGCCACATGCGCTCGCCTCTACACCCCTTGGCTCTTGAGTTTATTGGCATCGCGTTTGAGCTGTAGCCAGTGGTTTACTTCCTCAAGTGAGAAGCGTAGGCAACGCGCACTGATACGGTGATGAGGAATGCGATTCTCGCGTGCCCACTTCAACACTGTCTGAAGCGAGACGTTAGCGAGCTGGGCAATGTCTTTAGCTTTTACCATTTGAGATCATCCTCCTCTAACTCAGGGGCCTCTTCTTTAGCCTGCTTAACCTGTGCAGATGGGAACGCCTTAGCGTACCCTGCACGATCTGCGCTGATGAACAGGCTGGTAGCGATGGCCTGAAGGTGCTCTGGCGAAAGCGCCTTAACTTCCTTACCAACCCACTCAGCAGCCTTGATAGCTTCGGCCATGAGCTGTGCAGCTTGAAAGAGCGCACGCTTAGCGTCTGCTACCGTAAGCGACACAGGCGACGAAGCCTGCACTGGCTTGCGTGGGCCGGCCACTGGTGACGCGCCGCTCGCATCATCGATGATTGCCGCCTTGTCGGTGACCTTCAGCTCGTTCTCACCACTGTGCGTGGACGTCTTTACTGACAGCCCTTCAAGGCCCTTCTTGCCAGCTTGTGACTTGATGGTCACCATCTGGCCTTTAAGATCTCCCATCTCGTCCGGCAACCAGAATGACGCCTTACATTCGCCGGTGGCGTCTTGCACTACCGCGTTTTGCACGCGCCATTCACCAAACTTACCCTGCCCAGTACGGGGTGGGTAGACCGTCTTAATTGTGACTCTAATCTCACCGATGACGCTGCCATCGGCAAGGTTCGCTAAGTCTGCGATTGTTGCTACTTTCATTTTTATTAAGTTTCATCAACGGACCATCCGCTGAATGACGAGCAAACTACACGTTGCTTTTCTGCGCGCAACTACTTTTTTGCACGAATTTCGTCGTCATCGTCATCATCCTCATCATCACACTCTTCTGCCCAAGAATGCTCCAGCACACGTTCTTTGTGCATGAGGTTAATGTGCATGTCCCGAGCAAACCGATTGCCCCAACCGGCCTCGTAGCGATTCGTGTTGTCGTTGTCGTGCTCATCTTGAGCCTGCACTAGGATCTCGCCACACTCAAAGTACTCACACAGAATGTCTTTGGCTCGTTGGATGATGGCTTGGCGCTCGCGTTCTTCAGGTGTCATAGTTGGTAGTGTGTCAGTAGAACCTTCCTGCCGTCACTTGTCACTTGGTAAAAACGTTGAGCGGAAGCTTTGCGCTCACTCAGGATAGTACGCACTGCAGTACGGCCAATTCCAAGGCGATCAGCAATCTGCGTTATGGTGTACCAGCCTGCTGGAGCGGGCCTTATGTTCAAGGTCTGCGCAAGCTCCGTGAGCCAATCCTTCTTTACACCGGCAACTTGAAGCTTCCGTCCTTTAACTCTTTTGTCAGCCATACAATTGTCTCGTTGTCAGTATATTCACCCCACGCCCAGCCTCGACTCCATGCGGTGGTTGCGATCCTATTCTCCGCATAGCCAGCCATTTCTGGATCCCCTAGCCACCCAACCGAGTAGCCAGTCACCCCTTTAATGCGCCTGCCTTCAGCGATTTGTACACGGTGAATGTGCCCCATGACAAGCTTGGTGTACTTGCCATGACACATGCGCTCGGCGCTGTCTCTGAGCGCTTGCTCGCTGTGCAGATAGCCGTGTTGGAATAGAGCGTCGCCCAAGCCAACGAAACCGGTCTTAAGCTTGTAGTCGTACACCTTGCACTTGATTGACTTAGCCCGGTCGTGGATCTGATGGTACACACGAGTCGCCAGCGCAGAGATGATTGCCTTAGGATGACTCATCAGCGTGACGAGCCTAGCCTCGTGGTTGCCGAGCAGATAGTGCTGTGGTCTCAGCGCCGAGATAAATGCTAGGCCATCGTTGAGGTCAGCCTCAGGATCGACGGCAGAATCAGCGTTGTCGTTAGTGAGTGCGCCGGTGCGCAGGCACGTCATGTCAATGGCATCGCCAAGATGCAGCACCGTGTCCGGCTTCCATCGGTCACGAAAGCGGAGCACTTCCTTCAGTACAGCCTGGTCGGCCATGAAGCCATGGCTGCACGATACCGCAAGGAAGCGTTTCCACTTCCGCGTTATGTTTGCCATGAGAGCTATTTGCGCTTGCGAGCAGCCTGTTGACGAGCGGCGTCCTTCTGCACGCGATAGGCAATGGCTACAGCCTGCTTCTGTGGCTTGCCAGCGCCGATTTCACGGCGGAGGTTTTCAGTGAAAGCTTTGTCAGATGCGGAGTGCTTGAGTGGCATATGGTTATTTGGCAATATCTTTGGCTACTTTTCTAGATGCAACAGATTGAACTTCATTAAAGCTTCCAATTGCAATTGGTTTGTTTTGATTTGGCGCATACAGCTTATACTTTTTCCCGTCTTTAGAGATAGCCGTGTATCCGTAGTTTAAGTCTCGAATAACGTCACCTTCACCAAGCTGTTCTGAGTTGGTGTTGCCTAAAGCAAATGGCATCAATGCTCGCCTGAACACACCCGGTGCTGTTGCTGATGTGTAGACATTCAAGAAGCTTTTAACGCGAGAGATGTTGTTAGGGTTAATTGGGCGAAGTGCCTCCGCAGCAATCTGTGGATCAAGCAGTGCTTGGTCTAAAAGCTCAAGCGCCCTCTTTTTCACATCACCTCGCCATAAACGATCAATTGAATCTGCAACTCCAGACACAAGTCCAGGTGCTCCAGATAAACGCAGATCTGATGGCGTAATGCCTCGCGCTAGTCGTTGTATGACGCCAAGCGTATTGTTTGCTAACCCAATGTCATAAGCGGCTTCTTGTGCTTGGTTTAAACTTGTCGGAGAAACGCCGCCTGCGCCGCGCTGTCTGCGAGCAGTAACTTCAATTTGCTTTCTGGCTGTATCAAGTGCGGTGACTTCCGCTGGAGAGAAAAGCATTTCTATGACAGCTCGACTATCAGACTTGTCCACCAAGATCTTGTTCATCTTAAACAAAGACGCCTCAAGGTCGGCGTACTTGATTTTGCCGGGAACATTTCCAGAAGAAACCACCTTTCCTTGATTTCTGATTTTTGGGTTCAGATAATCCTTAACTGCATTTTTGATTCCCTCGATAACAAGCGGGTTTCCCTTAGCTCCCGCAAGCAACTCTGCCATCTTGTCTTTATTCTGAATGATGGCTTCAATTGTCTCGCTTGGTCTGCCGCCAAGGAAGGTACTGGCAGCGTTATCCGCTATTTCCTTTTGCCTGATAGCGTAGTTTGTCTTTGCCTTTTCAAGCAATGGAGTAGCAGTTTGCTTGGCTTGTTGCTTTGCAGCGGCAAGCAGCGCCTCTTGACTAGACGATGCCTTAAGCGTTTTGATGTCTAGCAACCTTGAATCCAACTCATTCGATACTGACGTAATGTTGTTGATGAGCTTTTGAACTTGGTCTTTTGCCTCAGGGAAGACGCTAAACCACTCTTTGTGCGTATCCTTGTTCATCCACGCATTCAATGCTTCAGGAGTCGCCTGCTTAACCAAAAAGTCTTGGTCTAGCTTGTTTACAATCCAAGCATTGACCGCATTTAATCCAGACTCATTGTCCATCAACGCTCGCCTAAGTCGCCGTGATTCAGCTACACCCTTGTTAAGGTACTCTTCAATAATCCTAGGCCGATCGACAGCGCCAGCCTGCTTGAGCACTCGTCCAGAAACACCATGTGTAAACTTGTCTGAGTAATCTCTCCATGCTGCATTTGCTTTTGCTACAGCAGGATAAACCTCAAGACTCTCTAAGTCTTTAGTTATTCCGTCTCTAATGAATCCAAGTGCTTTTGCTTGTTGTTTTTTACCTTCAGCATTTAACGAGCGAATAGCATCAGATAGGTCAGAGTCAAATTTCCTTATTTCACTTACACTTTGCGGTATTGGATTCCCGTCTTTATCTAAATATTGCTTAATTCCGTTTTTTATCAGGCTTGGTTTTTTGCCAGCCTTTGAAAACATGCTGTCGGCCTCTTTAAGTTTTGTGGCTAAGTTTTCTATTCCAGATTCAATATTTGGAATATTTTCAGCGCTGTATAACTCTTGAGCTTTTTGTTTAACCTCAACTTCATTTGCCTTTAAAATATCATCAACAATTTCAGACTGTTGAGCCCTTGACGAACCAGCCTCAGCTATTTTGCTTTGCGCTTCTGCAAGAGCTTTCTGTGACCTAGCGGCAGCA